AGTTAGATACGGAGTAGATACAGGAACACTTGCTGAGACTGATGGCCCACAATTCACTTATGCTGAGATAAATCCTAACAATCACAGGTCAGGGTTTGCTGTTCTTAATTTCTTTAATGGACAGTTACTGTGGCCTGAGTTAGTCCACAAGTTTGACGAGGACATGATTCAGTTTCGTGGAGAAGTAATTGACGTAGGTGCATTTTGAGTGCTTGGCTAATTATTCTTACAGGGGCTATCTACGCTTATATTGCTGGTGAACAGCTATGGAAAGATAACCCACACATGGCTATTGTCTATGCGGGTTATGCGTTCTCAAATGTAGGTCTTTACCTGTTGGCAAAGTAGTTTACAAAGGCTCGTGAGCGTTTAAAGCAAAAGCTGGCGTTTCTTCTTCTTCTGTATCTTCATCTTCATCACAGTCAATTGCTTCATATTCAACTGCCCATCCGTTTTCTTCTTGGAACTCAATAAATTCTTGAATGACTTGAATCTTATCAAAGTCATGGGTTTCAACTGTAATTTTCTCACTTCCTACCCAACCAAATTCCATTTCAAATTTCATGATGTTCTCCTAGCGCAACCGATTGTTGCAACTAAATCGTAGAACATCTTTATGTCAGAAACAAGACTCAAGGTTCTTTTTGGAACACTCCGTTAGGCAAAAGAATACCCTTACGATTCTTAATCTGGTCATACGCTATTTCCATACATTGTACTAAGTTTATGTCTTGCAGCACACAGTAGTTAATAAGACAGACCATGACATCACCAACAGAATCAACAATAGCATCCTCGTCATTTTTAATCGTGGCATCTGCTAACTCTCCCATCTCTGACATTGCTTTAAGAAGCTGAACCTCTGGACTGCTGTTAGGGATAATCTTTCGAGCCTCTGCCCATTGAATTATCTTAATCTCAATATTTGCGTATGACATAACTATCCTTTCGAGTTTGCAAATTCGTACCACAGAATATAAAAGTCTTTGAGAAAATCAAGACCTTCACCTATCCTTACGCACTTACCTAGAACAACTTGGAACACATCTCCAACTTCAGTTTGTTCGTTGTCTGTGTTACCAATAATGACTAACACAGTAAATTTAGGTACTTGAGCAAAAGCCTTGAGTAGCAATTGCTGACCAGTAGCCATATTCTCGTTAGGCTTCTTCCACTCTCCGATTAGGAAGTGTCCCTTTCTCTCGCAAATCATGTCTATATTGCTAGGCAAGAAATGCGTATTTTCGGGAATCAAACCTTGGAAATCACGGAAGTCAGTATGAGTTGCATACGGATTTCTCATAGTGGTGAGGGTACTCATTGCTCGCCTACTAGCTTTCAAAAAGTAAAAACAACTTTCCCCTCGTCCTAGAATGGTACATCATCCTCGTGAATAATGGTTTTCTTGGGTTTATTTAAGGCAGCATCAGCGTTCTTATTCTTGATAGACAAGGACATGAACTTCTGACCATCCTTGCTTAGTTTTAGCCAAGCAGATAGCCAATACTCCACACCATCTACATTGAGTGACCCTTTGTAGTCAGGAAACTTGGCATCGTCTTTCCTGTCGTTCTTAAACAAACTTCCTCGGTTTGTATTGTCGTATTCCATATTAACCTTTCGCTTTCTTAATAGCTGACCTTACGTTACTTGGCATCAAAGTCCATAGAGCAACCTTCTGGTCTGCCTCTAAGTTCTCCTGTTCCAACCTCATCCAAGCTGCCTTGGAATCTTTCTCACAAATAGCAATCAGTTCAACTGCTAACTCGTCAAGATACTTTAGTATTTCAATAGGTAACTCATCTCGTATGCCTTGTGCTGGCGTGATGATTACTTGCTCTTTAATGGGCGCAGAGGAATCCAGAGCATCATGCTCAACAATCTCCATAGCTGTAACCCATAGGTATCTTCTTGTGTACGTTTCTACAGCCCCTAAGTTTTGAATTGGATGGCAACCTTTAAGGTTAGCCTCTGCCATTGGCGATGTGATGATGATGTTTGTACCATCGTCCGTATCTGTGATGGTCAGACTTGCTATCTCTGTATCGTAGGACACTACACCACACAAGCCAACTTCATTAAAGATTTGGTTAATCGTGGGGATAAAGTCACCAAGTTCAAAGTAACTGTAGCCAGCAAACTTGTTGTGACCAGACTTCTTTAAAGGTGCGTTTTGCAACATGATTCGTGCTGCCATTAACTTTTTGTGTACCATTTTAATTTCCTTCACTTAAATATTCTTCAATCATTGCTTCTTTGTCTTCCTCGTATAAATCCCCGAAAGGTACGAAGTGGTTTTCTCCACAGCATGAGCCAGATGTTTTAGGCTCTGTGCAGTAGCAGCAGTAGTCACCATGCGATAAATCTTTGATTGCGTCTTGTCTTGTAATCATTGGATTCTTTCGATAGGCTTTGCTACAAGCCACTTGTCACCCAACTGGCGTACTGACTTCACCCATTGCTTTTGATAGCTTCTAATGACCTCTGGGGGGGCATCGTAGGTGCGGAATATCTTACGGACATGGGTTAGGTAGTGTGTGTTCATTAGCCTCTCCAAGCCAGTAGTACACCGATACCGCCAAAGATAACGATGGCTAACACATACTCGACTAGCGTTTGAATAATCTTACTTTTCATTTGGTTCTCCTTAAATTGGGGGACTAAGCCCCCTATTGATTATTGGTAAGACAAGCCTTCAGACTCAAAAACCTCTGTCAAAGCTGGCGCACTAGATTTAGGCACATTGACAGAAAGACAGCCATTACCAATGCGGTCAGATAAAAATTGCTTTGCAGCATTTGTGTTTGCAACTACCAAAATTTCGGTAGCATTAAAATCAAAGGGAGAAAAACTAAAATCGGTCATTTCTGACTCCTTAAAAAGACCCTTTTGCAATTTGCTAGGGCTGAGTGCAGTATAGCAAACTAAACAGACTAAACAAGCTATTTATCTAGGTGTTTACCCTAAAAACAACAAATAATTTATTTGCTACAATGTTTAGATGGATAAACAAACTGCTATCACACTTGCTGGCTCACAGAGTGAGCTTGCTAGAATACTCGGCATAAAAAGGGCTGCTGTATGGCATTGGAAAGCCATTCCCCTATTACGCATTTATCAACTAAAAGAACTCAGACCAGAGTGGTTTAAATGACACAAGAAGCAGTTATCAGAGCGTTACAAAACGGCCCACTTACATCCTACCAACTAGAGGATTTAACAGGCATACCCAGACTATCTATTGCTGCTTGTTGCACAAAAATGAGCCACAAGAAGAAATTAAAAATTGGAAAAATTAAGATGGGTAGGTCATGGGTTTCTCAGTACACGCTAGAGCCACACATGATTGAGGCCACAAAAGCCGCCAATGATGAGCCTTACGACAAGCTAAATCCTTTCGATATTCGTAATGCCCAAGGCATCTTTAGCAAAGCTGAGTATGCGGTAATGAACTCGCAAGCTAAAAGATTGCTTGGTAAATCGTTTTCACAAGATATTACAAACAATCAGTTTATCTAGTATAATTTTTTGAAACACGGCTAAGTACGAAGTCATGAGCGTACTGAAAAGAGTTAACCCTTCTCCTGCCGCAGTTTCTTTCAAAGGGTGTTTAAAAAGCGGCAATCATGCACTATTACCAGTTCCATATTGGTGACTACAAAAGTCACACTCACCATCTTTCTTTAATGGAGGATTTGGCTTACAGGCGGTTATTAGACTTCTACTTTCTGCATGAGCAACCCATAAAACACAGGGATATTGCTCGTCAGATAGGTATGCGTGAGCATGAAGAAGACGTAATGACTGTCCTCAATGAGTTCTTTATTTCCACAGCAGATGGCTTTGTTTCTCCTCGTGCAGACAAGGAAATCAAGCAATATAAAGAGTTCTCAGAAGCTGGAAAGCGTGGGGCTGCTAAGAGGTGGTCAACACCCCCCAATGGGGAGGCTATTAGCCCCCCTAATGCTACCCCAATAGCAACCAATAACCATAAACCAATAACCAATAACCAAGAGAAGAAGACACTCGGCAAACGCCTCGCTTCTGATTTTAGTTTTCCAAGAGAATGGGAAGACTTCTGCCAACAGACAAGACCAGAACTTAGCCCTGTTAAAACCTTTGACCAGTTTAAGGATTACTGGATAGCCCAAGCAGGTCAGAAGGGTGTGAAGCTAGATTGGTTTGCAACATGGCGTAATTGGGTAAGAAGTACAAACGCACCTAAACAAAATCCCTACGATGTTGTGAGGCTCACAGTTGCATCAAAGAATGAGCCTGACCCTGCGTTAGAAAAGATTAAAGCAGACGCTTTGAAAGCTGCACCTATTCCGCTAGAAGTCTTGGCAAAGATGGCTGAGTTGCGGAGAAAAGCATGAACTTTGAATGGCCTACAAATGACTCCAGCAGAATTAGAACACTTCAAGGACTGCGAAGCGAGAGAGTGGATACGCAGATTCAACCAAAAGAAATTGACGATTGGCTCAAACAAAGCGTTGCTCTGGTGGCAGGGAGTGTGCGTGGACTTGGAACGAATCAGAGGCGCATCCGCTACTTTGGATTTGAGAAACCGCATGACGAGGTTACGAAATGAGGAGAGCAGCAAGAGTTGATGCTAACCAAGACCAGATAGTTTCTGCACTTAGGTCAGCAGGTGCATACGTCTGGATTATTGGCTTACCAGTTGACCTGTTGGTTGGCTACAAGGGTCACACCTTTCTCGTGGAGATTAAAACGGACTCTAAAAAGCGTTTAACGAAGCTACAAGCCGACTTTTTCGAGAATTGGTCAGGTAGTACCTTGGCGAGAATAGATTGCCCAGAAGCCGCACTTAGGATGATTGGAGTAGTCAAGTGAAAGCCCCTTACAAAGCCATCGAATACATCATTGAAAATTCATGCAAATATGCGGAAGCTAAAGCACAAAGAATCTACCTTGAGGAGTTTCGCAAAACAAAGAAGGCTCTGCTGATGAAGGAAGCCTTGGAGTTGGGGTTTGAAAGTGCAGTTGCTCAAGAGAGAGAAGCCTATGCCAGCGTTGACTACCAATTACTTTTAAAGGGTTTGCAGGTAGCAATCGAGAAGGAAGAAACCCTTAAATGGATGCTAGTGGCTGCTCAAATGAAAGCAGACATATGGCGTTCTGAGCAAGCAAGTGAGCGTCTTGGCGTAAAAACAACAGAGTAGGTATAAACACCTAGTAAATATTGTGTTTAGTTTGCTATACTTCAGTCAGCCCAAGCAATTCGCAAGGGTACTTTTAAGGATACAAAATGAAATACGAATTTGACACAACAACTGGTGAAGGCTCTGTAATCGTTACTGTCGTGATGAGTTGTGAGCGTGACGAAGAAGGCACTTACAACGAGAACATTGATGAAGTCTGGTTTGAAGGACGCAACGTCATGGGCATCTTTACTGAGACTCAATTTCGTGAGTTGGAGATTGAGGGCTGTATGCGTCTTGCAAAACACATCTTGGAAGAAGCAGACGAAGCTAAGATAGCTGCTTACGAAGGTTAATATGACTGAACTTTTAAAAGCGTTTGGCTGGCGCAAGCGTCAAGCTAACGAGATAGTAGAAAAAATCAGGAACGACACTCTTGAGGAAGTTGCTTTAGAGTTTGACAGAATGAAATCATTTGGTGATACATCTCATAGTTTTGCTTCTTTTGTAAGAGGTATGAAGCATGAACAACAGACCCAATAATAGGGAAAGACTCCACTTGGCAAAGATTAAAGAAATGCCTTGTGGGGTTTGCAATGCTTCTCCTCCAAGCGATGCACACCATATTGTTCAGCATAATCAATACTTATGTATTCCTTTATGCAAAGACTGTCACCAAGGCCCACACAACGGCATACATGGGTCAGCTAGGATATGGTCTGTGATGAAGTTGGATGAGATGAGTGTTTTGAATATGACGCTTGCAAAACTTTTTAATTAGCGCACAATGGACGCACTCAGTTGCCATTGAGACTTTAGAGGGACTTGTTCCCTCTTTTTTTTTATGAGATAATAAATAAACTCCTAGGGACACCTATGTCTGGATTATTAGAGCCATCCGTAAAAATTGAGATTGAGATACAAAGCCAAGAGAAAAAAGGCGAAGCGTGTCCAGTTGCCACAGGTGACGTAGAAGTCAATCTTGAGTGTCGCCAGAAAGCCATTGATAAGGCTAACTATGGCCCAATGAATCCCAATGAGCCAAACGCTGATTACTGGCGTGACATTTCTAAGGCTTGGAGAATCTCACCTGCACAAGCTAAAAAGTCTCGTTGCGGAAACTGCGCTGCTTTCATTCAAACCCCTAAGATGCTTGCTTGCATTGAATCAGGCTTGGAAATGGGTGGGATGGAGATGGATGCTTGGGAAGTCATTGATGCTGGTGACTTAGGCTATTGCGAAGTGTTTGATTTTAAGTGTGCTTCCAAGAGGACTTGTGAGGCATGGATTAGTGGTGGGCCAATAACCGAGGATGAATATGATGGGAACGACAAACCAACAAGCGATGGAAATGATGCAGAAACTTATGCAGAAGAAGACTAAACCTGCATCTAAGCCTATGCCTATGCGTGGAGAGCGTACAGCTAAAAACGTAGCAAAGAAAGCTAAAAAATGATGGGCTTGTACGCAAATATCGCTGCAAAGAAGAAGCGTATAGAGGCGCAAAAAGCAGCAGGGAAGACCCCAGAGCGTATGCGTAAAGTAGGCTCGAAGGGTGCGCCTACTGCGGATGCGTTTAAGCAAGCAGCTAAGACTGCTAAAAAGAAATGAGCGCAGCTTGGACTCGTAAGGAGGGTAAAAACCCTAAAGGCGGACTCAATGAAAAGGGTCGAAAGTCTTACGAGCGTGAAAATGCAGGTAGCAATCTAAAGCCTCCTGTTAAATCTGGCGACAACCCTCGCAGAGCGTCTTTCTTGGCTCGTATGGGCGGTATGGCAGGTGCTGAGAGAAATCCAGATGGTAGCCCTACTCGTTTGTTGCAAAGCCTACAAGCGTGGGGTGCAAGTTCAAAGGCTGATGCGAAGGCAAAGTCTAAAGCTATTTCTGCGAGGAACAAGAAATGAAAATGACAAAAGCTGGTCAGAAGAAAGTTGGCAAAGTGATGGGTGAGTACAAGGAAGGTACTCTGCACTCTGGCAAAGGTGGCAAGGTTGTAAAAAACCCAAAGCAAGCCATTGCTATTGCTATTTCAGAAGCTGCTAAGAAAATGGGTAGGATGAAGTAATGGGACTGCTTGATAGCGCATTAGGATGGATGCAAGACCCTAGACGTACTCAGCAATTGCAGGGTACAGGTAGGGCAATCCAACAAGGACTGCTCAACATTCAGCAGTCTGACAAGCGTTTTCAAGACTTATTTGACAAGTCATTTGGTGACCCAAAGCAACCATTCAAAGTTACTGATAAAAAGGCTTTGTCTGAACTTACAGATATGACTCAGGGTTTACTTGGGTTTGCATCAGTTGGTATGCTTGCCCCTAAAAAGTTTGTAGGCAAAGCATTAGAAGGTCTGCCAAGTAAAGTTGATGTCGGTGGGCGCATTGAAGAATTTGGAACTGACCAGCGATTAGTAGATATTGCTAAAGATATAACTGAGAAAAAAGGCTTGGTCTATAGCCCTCAGTTAAAGTATGCGGAAGTTGACCCTGCTAGAGCAAAGCGTTTAGCAGATGCTTATGACAAGATGGAAAACAATCCAAGCAATAAGGCTGTTAAAAAGTCTTATGACGCTATGATTGAGGAAACATTAGAACAATACGAGACTCTTAGAAAAAGAGGTTATAAGTTTAGCTTTATGCCTGAGAGTGGTGATATTTATGGCAATCCTAGAAACGCAATCAACGACATTGTTCAAAACCAAAGATTGTCTGTATTCCCTACTGAACAAGGTTTTGGAACATTAACAGAAGCCTCTCAAGCTAACCCATTGCTTATGCGAATTGGTGAAAAGTGGGATGGTAAAGAAGTAACAGCTAATGATGTGTTTCGTGCTGTCCATGATGTATTTGGGCATGGTAAGCATGGTGTTGGATTTCGTGCTGGCGGTGAAGAAAATGCTTTCCAAGCCCATGCTAGGATGTATTCACCAGAGGCTTTACCTGCTGTTACGTCAGAAACTCGTGGTCAAAACTCTTGGGTGAACTATGGCCCATTTGGTGAGTTCAATAGAAAAGCCTCACCACTAGAAACTATCTATGCTGACCAAAAAACAGGTATCATGCCTAATTGGACATATATTGAAGGTTTGCTTAAATGATGGTGCAGTTGTTTATTGCTGTTACAGAGTTGATAGCAATATGGTTACTCCAAGATAAAAGAGAAAGCCACAGAAAGTTTGCGCCCATATTTGGGTTACTTGGTCAACCATTTTGGTTTTATGCCTCATACATAGCAGACCAATGGGGCGCATTTATACTTTGCTTCTTTTTTACAGCAGCATGGATTAAAGGTCTAAAAGACTACTGGTTTACTAAAAGAGAGCAATCACTAACTGGTGAGCAATACTTTGAGTTGATTACCGATGCTGTTGAAAAAGTAGAAAAAGGTAGTAAACTTGACCAGAAGGATTACATCAAAAGAGTTTTGAAAGAGGCTCTGAATATTCGCTAATTAACCTTGACCAACCCTAGAGGAGTCAAACAATGATTGAAAAACAATCAAACATTTCATATCGTGGTGGCGCACGAGAAGGCGCAGGAAGGCCGAAGGGAAGTCTTGATAAGGGCAATGCTGTTCTTAGAGAGATGATACTGGAGGCACTAGAGGGCGCAGGTGGCGTTGCTTATCTCGTAGAGAAGGCAGAGAGCCATCCACAGGCTTTCATGGGACTAATCGGTAGGGTCTTACCACTCCAAGTAACTGGAGAAGAAGGTAAAGACATTCAGATAAGCGTCCAATGGCAGAAGTAATCGAGATAGCCTACAAACCCAGAGAACAACAACTTGCTATCCATGAACTGATGGACAGTAAGCGTTTTGGCGTTGTTGTTGCTCATAGGCGCATGGGTAAGACAGTCTCTGCGATTAACCACTTAATCAAGGATGCTTTGCTTAACCAAAAAGAAGCCCCTAGATACGCTTATATAGCCCCTACATACGGACAAGCTAAGAGGGTGGCATGGGACTACCTTGTGAAGTATGCAGAGCCTCTGGGTGGCACTAGCAATATCTCAGAACTGAGGGTGGACTTCTGGGGTAGGCGAATCCAGTTGTTTGGCTCAGACAATCCAGAAACACTCCGTGGTCAGTATTTCGATGGGGTAATCCTAGACGAGATTGGTGACCAAAACCCTAAGATATGGACAGATATTGTCAGACCTGCACTAGCTGATAGAAAGGGCTGGTGTCTCTTTATTGGTACGCCAAAGGGACACAACCACTTCAAAGAGTTGCGAGACAGGGCTAAAACTGAGGATGGATGGGGCTTGCTAGAGTTCAAAGCCTCAGAGACAGGGGTAGTAGATGACACAGAACTGAGGGCGGCTAAGAATGAGATGGGTGAGGATAAGTACCGCCAAGAGTTTGAATGTAGCTTTGACGCTGCTGTAGAGGGTTCTTACTTTGGGCAAATCCTCAACGAGTTAGAAGACAAGAAGCATATGCAAGAGATTCCCAGAGAGGAAATAAGTAGAACTTTTACTGCTTGGGACTTGGGTATGGGTGACTCTACGTCTATCTGGGTGGCTCAGTTAGTAGGTACTGAGGTGCGTCTGATTGACTACTACGAGAATCATGGAGTAGGACTAGACCACTACGTTAAATGGATTAAGGATAACGATTACTCAAAAGCCGAGCATATTCTTCCGCATGACGTTAGAGTTAGGGAACTTGGCACAGGTAAAAGCAGACTAGAAATGCTTGAGGAATCAGGACTAGAGGTCAAGATTGCACCCAGAATGGGACTAGATGATGGCATCCAAGCTGTGAGAAGGTTGCTACCAAGGTGCTGGTTTAACGTGCCTAAAGTACAAACAGGGCTGAACTGCCTGAGAAACTATCGCAGAGACTACGATGAGAAGCGTAAGATATTCTATGAAAGACCACTACATGATTGGTCAAGTCATGGCTCTGATTCTTTCCGTTACTTAGCCCTTGGATTGGATGAAGGACATTCAACGTGGTCTAAGCCTATTAACTCATTACCGAAATGGATTGTCTGATGTATGTGCAAATGCAGGGTGTAAATCTAGCCCCTAAAGTAAAAGAACTTGAAATGCGTCTTGAAATGTTGGAAAATGTGGTAAAAGCATTACAATTGGACAAACCCCGAATGGGTCGCCCTCCAAAGGACAAACATGGCACAGAACGAACTGAAATCAATCCTACAAGCAGAGATTGATGATGCTATTGGATTTATTGAAAGTGAAACTGTTGAACAGCGCAAACTGGCTCTGGAAGCGTATCTCAGACAGCCCTATGGTAATGAGGTTGAGGGTAAGTCTCAAATCGTTACAGGAGAAGTGGCAGAAGCGATAGATGGTGCGCTGCCTTCCCTAGTCCGTATCTTTACAGGCTCAGATGATATTGTAGTTTTCGAGCCTCAAGGCCCTGCCGATGAAGCATCCGCAAAACAAGCGACACAGTATTGCAATTGGGTATTTAGCCGTGATAACGAAGGCGTAGCCATTCTGCATGATTGGTTTAAGGATGCACTCTTACAAAAGAACGGCATCCTAAAAGCGTATTGGGAAGACAAAGAAGACATTACAAAAGAGCGTTACTTTGACTTATCTAACGATGAGTTAGCGATGCTGATGAGTGATGAGACTATGGAGATTGTCGAGCAAGATACGACAGAGTTCCCAATATATGACCCGATGGGACAACCAGTTATAGACCCGATGGGTATGCCTGTGATGGGTTCTACACACAATGTAGTTGTCCAACAAAAGAAAAAGTCAGGCAAAGTAACAATTGAGAATGTTCCTCCAGAGGAGTTCTTGATTAGCAAGAAGGCTAGAACTATTGCTGATAGCCCATTTGTAGCCCACAGGCAGATGTTGACTCGTAGCACCTTGGTGGCTATGGGGTTTAACAAGAAGCAGATTGAAGGCTTGCAGATGGGTGATGCTTTAGCGTACACACCAGAGCGTGTGGCTCGTTATGCAGCAGGTGAACAACCTTACCAAACACAGACTGATGACCCTTCAATGCAAGAGATTGAAGTCTTTGAGTGCTATGTCAAAACTGATATAGATGGCAAAGGCATTGCTTCATTGGTTCAAGTGTTTTACGCTTCTAATGAAATCCTAGAGGATGAGAAGGGTAAGGAGATGGTTGAGGAAGTGGACTATGTTCCTTTCCACTCAATCTGTCCTATTCCAATTCCGCACAAGTTCTTTGGTAACTCGTTAGCTGACAGAACAGTTGACCTACAGTTAATCAAGACCACTATCACTCGTCAGATGTTAGATAACTTATATCTGACAAACAATGCTCGTGTGGTTGCTGTGGAAGGTCAAGTAAACCTTGATGACTTGCTTACATCTACAGCAGGTGGTGTTATTCGTGCCAAGTCTCCTAATGCTGTCCAACAGTTAGTTGTTCAGAACGTGGCTTCTCAGGCTTTCCCAATGCTTCAGTATCTGGACACAATTCAGTCTAAGCGTACAGGCGTGTCTGATGCCTCACAAGGGTTAGACCCCTCTGTCTTACAGAATGTTACGGCAGCAGCAGTAGCTTCTATGCAACAAGCTGGCGCAGGTAAGATTGAACTGATGGCTCGAATCTTTGCTGAGACAGGCGTTAAGTCTTTGTTCAAGGGCATACTACATTTGTTATGTAAGTACCAAGACAAGGCTCGTGTAGTGCGTATGCGTGGTGAATTCGTAGAGTTTGACCCTAGAACATGGGCTAACCAATACGATATTTCTATCAACGTGGGTCTGGGTGCAGGGAATCGTCAGGAACAGATGGCTATGTTGTCGATGGTTCTTGCTAAACAAGAGCAGTTGATTGGTCAGTATGGGCTTGCTAATCCTTACGTTTCACCTGCTCAGTATCGTGGTACTTTGGGACGCATGGTAGAGATTGCAGGCTTTAAAGATAGTGCTGAGTTCTACAAAGCGATTACGCCAGAGCAAGACCAAGCGTTGAGTAATCCTCCTCCACAGCAACAGCAGATGCCTCCAGAGGTTCAAGCATTGATGGCTAAGACTCAGGCTGAGATACAAGCTAATCAAGCCAAAGCACAAGCTGACTTACAGATGCAGCAACAGCAGATGCAGATTGATATGCAGATGGCACAACAAAAGGCTGCTCTTGAAATGCAATTGATGCGTGAGAAAGAGATGGCTAAGTTGCAATTAGAGCGTGAGAAACAACAGGCTTACTTTGCATTGAAACAACAAGAGTTTGAAGCAGAAGCACAATTGAAAGCAATGAAGATTGGTGCTGGCATTACATCTAACGTAGAGATTAGGGGTTAATCATGGCTGTATCTGATGCAATGCGCTACAGGTTAAACACAGGCGGTTCTGCTGAAGACTTGTACGCAACAATCCGTGACTTCTTGGCTACAAGCCCTGATGCTAATGCAACTCAGGCTGCTATGCGTCAGTATGGAATCTCTGGTGAAGACGTAGCTAACGCAACTGGTGGAACTTCTGGTGGTTTGCTAAGTGGAAACATTCTCTCAGGTGCTAGTTGGAATAGCCTTAATACAACCTTGGGTGACCAACTAACAGAAGCTACTGGTCAGGCAACTACAAATGTAGCTGTAGGCGGTGCAACAACTGCTGACACTCTTAATCAGCTAAATACATATCTAGCAGGTGGTGGTCAGTTTGACCCTAACGCTACTGTGTTCTTGCAAACAGGCGGTGTGGATTTTATACAGGGTGTTGATAAGGGAACTATCAAAGACAACATCAATCAGATTGTTAAGACTTTGGCTGACCAAGGTGTTAATGTTGTCCTTACTGGTTCTCCTTATGCTGCGTCTATCAATGATGTAGTTACAAACAACTTTGACCCTAAAGTTGACCCATTGTTTAACGAGATTGCTAAAGAAAACAAGAATGTTGCTTTGGTAGGTACTCAGGGTGAGATTCTGCAAAACAAGAAGTTGTTAGTGGATGCTTTACACACTAACGCTGAAGGCACAGCAATCTATAATCAATCGGTTATTGATTCTTTATCTCAGTTTAAGAATGAAGTTCCATCTAGCACTCCGCAAGCAATTGCTCAAGTACAGAAGACAAACGTAGTTGCTACAACTCCTCCAGTTATCACTCAAGCTGCTGCTAATCCTGATGTTGCTCAGTCATTGGCTACACAAAGTATTGATAGTTTGATTGCAGCAGGTAATTTAAACCCAACTCAAATAGCTGCGGCAACAGGTGTTCCCGTTGGAGAAATTCTTACTAAAGTAGCCTCTACTGTTCCTCAAGGTCAAACAGTAACCCTTGGTGATACCATTATCCAACCAGAATATAGAGTTACTGGTTCTGGTGAGACACAAGAGATTGGTAATCTTGAGACTATTTACACATCTAAAACTACTGGAGATGTTAACTATCGTGCGCCTGTTGGTTCAGAATATCAACAATATGGTGCAGATGGAACATTTCAGCAAACAGGAACAACTCAAAAAACTGCAAATTCATTTTTAGGTGGTCTAGCTGAAGCGTTTAATGACCCTGTTGTTCAAGCAGCTTTCTTGGGTTTAGGTGGCGGTGGTGCTTTAGGTAACGCTTTAGGTCTTACAGGCTCTACGGCACAAGCAGTTGGTACAGGTCTTTTTAAAGGCGGTGCTGCTGCTGCTGGTGGCGCAGATTTAGAAGACGCATTAAAACTTGGCTTACTTAGCGGTGGCTTAGTTTATGGTGGCTCTGAACTTGCTAAAACTTTAAATACGGCAGGTGGTGCAGTATTGGGTGATGCTAGTGATATTGCAATGCAAATGGCAGATGCTGGTTCTTCATTGTCAGAAATTGAGACTACATTAACAAATAGTGGATTTAGCGCAGATGTTGTTGCAGAATCTTTAAAAGATGCGGCTAACGTATTAGCACCAAAAGCTATAAATATTCCATCTACTGTTTCTGGATTGACAGATGCAGTAAATGTTGTTGGTCAATCTACTACGCCAACACTAAGCAATGTAATAAGCACTATTGCTTCTACTGCGCCTGTTGCAGTATCAACACCAGTTACTGATGGCGGTACAGTCAAAGTTACTGCGCCAAGTACGCAGATGACTACTCAACAGGCAATAGATTTAATTAACAGTCAGATTGCGGCTAATGTAACTACACCAGCAAACTTGGCTAATGTTCAAGTAACCGCACCAAAAACAACAACAACACAAGACGTAATTAACACTATTGCAGCTACATTACCAGCGTTAACTACCATACCTACGCAAACAATAACAGCCCCAAGCAATACTGCAACAACTCAAAATTTAATTAATACTATTGCAGCTACATTACCATCTACAGTTGCTGCACCTACTGTTAAAACACCAACAACTCCAGAAGTAAAAGTTACCACTGCTAGACCAGTTACGACTCCAGAAACTATTAACACTATTGCATCTACGTTAACTCCAACTGCTGTAACTCCAACAAGTACAACTACTACACCAACAAAAGAAACTGACCCATTACGAGTTGCTCAATTAGCGTTGGCTGCTGCTGGTTTGCTTGGCGCAGGTAGTGCTTTGTCTAATACTGGAACTGGTACTCAATTCCCAATTGTTCCTATTCCAGAGGGCTGGAGAACTCCTCCTCCAACTGGAGTTGCGCCATTTACACCTTTGCCTCCGATTAACTTTGGAGATAGAAACCTGTTAATTGGTACTCAATGGGAGAAGTTCCTAGACCCTAACTATGGCAAAGTACCAGCACCTGTCCAATACTCACAGCCCTCAAGCCTGAGTTACAACGATTTGATGGGAATCTTGGGTAGCAGACAAGGTATGCCTTCAGCAAGTAGCCTAAGTATTAACGACATTATTTCTGGAATACAAAACCAATATGGACAAGCACCTGTTAGCACAATGGGCTAAAAACCTATTAAATGATGACTTTTTCAAAGAAGTCATAGATAACTTGAAAAAACAGCAGATTAGTGTGATAATTAACACAAGTGCAGAAGAATCTGATAGGCGTGAAGACGCTTACAGGCACATTAAGTCTATTGAACTGATTACAGGACACCTAGAAGGCTTGGCCTCGGAGACTGTGATTAGAGAGAAGAAGTGGAAGATTCTGTAAGGGAAACCTTACCCTCCGTCCAGAAGGTTTCTGGCGATTATTGAGATGACAAATGGAAAACACCAACCCTAATGGGAGTGAAAGCCTAGATGTAAACCAAGCCGCTTCAGCGTTTGAAAGCATGATGGGTGATTCTGAGGAAGCTGACAACAGCCAAGCCGAAGGTCAACCAGAGGAAATTCAAGAGACTGACGAAGTTGAGTATTCTGAAGAAGATGAACAGCCAAAGCCTAGATATAAAGTCAAGGCATCTGGTGAGGAAGTTGAGGTAGAACTTGACGAACTTATCAAAGGTTATCAACAAGGTACGGACTACACTAAAAAGTCTCAGGCTCTAGCTGAACAACGTAAGGCAATTGAAGCTGAACGTGGTCACTTAGAGTATGTTAAACAAGAGCGACAGGCATATGCCCAGAAGTTGCAAGCGTTGGATAGCTTCCTTACGCAGCAAAATCGGGGTGTGGACTTAGAAGTTTTAAAGGAAACAGACCCTATTGGTTATGCGGTAGCGGTAGCTGAACAGAGCCAGCGTGAGAAGCAGTTAGCAGTAGTCAGGAATGAACAGCAACGAATTGCCCAACAGCAACAATCCGAGCAACAAGCCTCTCTGCAAAACCATCTCCGTCAAGAATCTGAGAAGCTAGTTAGTCTGATTCCTGAGTTAGCGACACCACAGGGTGATGCGGTTCGGAAACAAATCCGTGACTATGCGAAATCTGTAGGTTGGACTGACCAAGAACTTAGTTCCGTGTATGACTCTCGTGCTGTGCAGACCTTGTATAAGGCAATGAAGTATGAGCAACTTCAAAAGAGCAAACCAGAGTTGAATAAAAAACTCCAGTCTGCCCCTAAGATGATGCGTTCTGGTACTTCAGTTCCTGTTACAAAGTCTTCACAAGATAAACAGGCAATGCAAAGGTTGCGTGAGACAGGAAAAGTCTCAGACGCTGCTAGAGCATTTGAACGATTTTTATAAATTTTGGAGTATTAAATTATGGCTACCTATCAAACATATACCGCAATCGGTATGAGAGAAGACCTTTCGGATGTTATCTACTCGATTTCACCAACAGATGTTCCATTTATGTCTTCCATTGGCAAGACTAAAGCTACTGCTGTTCTACATGAGTGGCAGACTGACTCACTTTCCGCTGCGGTTTTAACAAATTACGCAGTTGAAGGCGACACCGCTTCTGATGCCACTATGTCTCCTACGACTCGTGTTGGCAATCGTTGCCAAATTGCACAGAAGACTGTAAAGATTTCTGGCACTTTGCAAGCTGTTGATAAAGCAGGCCGAAAATCCGAAAAAGCGTACCAATTGGCCAAAGCCAGTTCGGAAATTAAGCGTGACATGGAAACTACCTTGTTGAGCAACCAAACTGCTGCTAACGGCAATTCTTCTACTGCTCGTAAATTGGGTGGTCTGCAAGCATGGTTGAATTCTAACTATGATGGTGGTACTTCTGGTGTTGCTGGCGACTTGGGTACAACTGCTCGTACAGATGGCACAAACCGCACTTTCACAGAGACTATCTTGAAGACTGTTATCAAAGAAGTTTACGCTTCTGGTGGTAATCCTAAAGTGTTGATGGTGAACCCTGCTCACAAGCAATTGGTATCTGCTTTTGCTGGTATCGCTGCACAGCGTTTCATGGCCCCTAGCAATGCGCCTACAACCATCGTCAGCGCAGCAGACGTTTATTTGAGCGATTTCGGTGCAATCTCAATTGTTCCCAACCGCTTTATGACATCTACCAACAACTGCGATGAGACAGCATTTATCCTTGACCCCGATATGGCTGCTATTGCTTATTTGCGTCCTTTCCAGACCAACGAGTTGGCTGTAACTGGCGACAACGAAAGCACACAGTTGTTGGCTGAGTTCACCTTGGAAGTTAAAAACCAAGGCGCACACGGCATCGTTGCTGACTTGACACCTTAATCTAAGGTAACCCAAAGATGCCTCAGACTTCAAACTCTGGGGCATTTTCTTTTCTATTCAAACTGATAGAATTAGGCTATGCAAAATCCTAACAATTTTAGACAAACTGCTGTCCATGCTGATGGTGAGGGCGGTATCGTTATTCAGACTTGCCAAGATGTTACTGACATTGTTGAGCAGAATAAAAAAGAATATAACTCGTATGACGAGAGAGCAAGATGGTCTGACCAATTGTTTGGTAACAAGGTTGCATCTATTCCAATGACAGTCATTGATGACTTAAACAAAGTTGGAATCATGCGTGGCTTTGCTATTCTAGATGACAAGCGTTTTGCTGCTTGGTTAAATGACCCAATGAATCGTGCATGGCGCACTAGGACAGGAGTTGTATGAGTTTTGCTACCTACTCTGATTTACAGACTTCAATAGCTAATTATTTGGCTAGGTCTGACCTGACAAGCATCATTCCAGACTTCATTACTTTGGCTGAGAATCGTTTGCGTAGAGAACTGCGTATTCGTCAGATGCTCAAGTCTGTAACAACTGTAACTGTTGCCTCAGACGCTACTGTTGAGATACCTAGCGACTTCTTACAAGCTAGAGACTTTGTGGCGATGACTAACCCAATACAACCATTGAGTTACTCTAGTCCGTCATCGTTATCTAATGACCAAAGAACATCACAAGTTGGTGTTCCAAAGAGTTACACAATCTTAGCAAGTGAGTTTCAAGTAGCACCTGCACCTGATGGTGTATATACGCTTAAATTGTTGTACTACGCTGCGCCAGCGTATCTGTCTTCTAATAATACAACAAACGTATTTCTGACTACAGCACCTGATGGTTTGCTGTATGGTGCATTGGTTGAGGCAGAGCCTTATCTAATGAACGATGCTCGTATCAATACATGGGGTTCTATGTACGACAGGGCAATCTCCTCACTCATCAAGTCTGACGAAGAAGGTCAATACTCTGGTGTTCCGTTAGCAATGAAATTAACTGCAAGGTGAAAATATGGCTGAAATGAGCAACTATCTTGAGAACGCTTTAATTAACGTAACTCTACGAGCAACAAGCTACACAGCACCAACAACTGTGTATTTGGCTTTATACACAACTGACCCAACAGATGCGGATACTGGAACTGAATGTTCTGGTACTAACTATGTTCGTCAGGCTGTTACTTTCGGTGCGCCTAGTAATGGTGTTTCAACAAACTCTGCTGTGATAGATTTTCCTCAAGCTGGTAGCGCATGGGGAACAATCACACACATTGGAATTCGTGATGCTTTGACAGTAGGTAACTTGTTGTATCACACACCACTAGACGCTTCTAAGACCATTGCATCTGGTGATGTGTTCCGAGTTGCTTCTGCTTCATTGAGTGTTACTTTGGCGTGAGTGATTTACTACCTCCGTGGACAATCGACTCGCTAGACAATTTAAAGTCTAGCATTGATGACTTAACACTCACACTCGATAGTCCACTCTACACAACCTCAGTAACCCTATGGGATGCTTATGGGTCTGTGTCTGCGTCTGCAAGCGTTACAGCAGATGCTATAAGGGTTCAGAATGGTGTAGGGGCGGTAGATGGTACAGCGACAGTAACGGCAGATGGCACAAGAATACAAGGCGCAAGTGCAAGCATTGATTGCTCTGCTAGTTTTGTAGCTGATGCAACTAGAATTCAGTTTGCTTCTGGTTCTATTGATGCAAATGCTACTGTAACTGCTGACGCAATAAGAATTCAGTTAGATAGTGGCAGTATTACTGTTAACGCTGATGTGGTGGCTAATGCTGTAGCAATTCTCTCAGGAGTTGCATCAGTAACAGGAACTGCAACTATTGTTGCTAAAGGGGTTATTCTTGGGGATAATTGGACACCAATTCCTCAAGACGCAAATACATGGACACCAGTTGCGAGTGACACAAATACTTGGACACCTATCAATGGTGACACAAATACTTGGTCACTTGTGTCTGCAAACAGCAACACATGGGCTATACAGGCGCAAGGAAATAACACATGGCTACAACAAAACTAACTTTTGGTGAGTGGATGCCTGACCAGCCAAGCGTGTCGGGTGCGTTGACTGACGCTAAGAACGTGGTTTCTCAGGCTATTGGTTATGGCCCATTCCCTGCGCCAGTAACATTCTCATCCAGTAACGCTGCCGAGGACTTAACTGCTCTTTATGCTGCCAAACAACCTAATGGTGATACCGCCTTGTTTGCTGCTGGCTCTACCAAGATTTATACAGTAAGTGGTGTTGGTGCTATCACTCAAGTTAAAACAGGCATGACAACTGGTGCTAACGATAGGGTTCGTTTTACTCAGTTTGGTAAGACTGTAATCTCTACAAACAATGCTGAAAAACTACAAGCATGGACGCTAGGAACATCTACATCGTTTGCTGACTTATCGGCTACTGCGCCTATTGCTAAGTTCATTACTGTGGTGCGTGACTTTGTTGTGTGTGCAAATACGCTAGAAACTACTCAGCAACAATATCGTGTTCGTTGGTCAGCATTAAATGACGAGACAGATTGGACAGAGAACGTAAACACTCAGTCTGATTATCAGGACATTCCTGATGGTGGACAGATTATGGGAATTCGTGGTGGTGAGTTTGGTCTTGTCTTTTTAGAGCGAGCCATTCACCGAATGAGTTATGTTGGTACTCCGTTTATTTTCCAGTTTGATAACATCTCTCGTGGTAAGGGTTGCATGGTATCTGGCTCTATTGCTCAGTACCAAGGCGTAACATTCTTCTTATCTGACGATGGTTTTTATATGTGTGACGGACAAAATGTCACATCTATAGGCGCAGAAAAAGTTGACCGATTCTTTATTGATGACGCTTCAGACTCCGACTATGGAACTATGTCTGCTGCCGTTGACCCTATCCGCAAACTTGTAATCTGGAATTACAAGACTGTTAACGGAAACAGAAGCGTACTGATTTATAACTTTAAGACTCAGAAGTGGACTTATGGTGATGCGGGTACAGACTACTTGTCTGAAGCCTCTACATCGTCTGTAACGCTTGAGCAACTAGATAGTATTTCTGCCTCTATTGATGCCTTAACAACTTCTTTAGATTCTCGCTTGTTTGTTGGCGGTAAATACTTCTTGGGTGGTACTTTAGCCACTCGTGTGATGAGTTTTACAGGTGCTAGTCAGACTGCCGTGATTTCTACTGGAGACTTGGACATTGGTGCTAACTCAGTAGTAACCCTCGCTAGACCTATTGTTGACAATGGCTCTGCAACTGTGGCTATTGCTTCTCGTACATTGCTAAACCAAGGTGTGAGTTTTAATACTGCTGTGGCGGCTAGTACGGAGAATAGAGTACCACTTAGAAGTGCAGGTAGATACCACAGGCTAAAGGTCACTCCAACTGGTGATAACTGGAATAACGCTATCTCTGTGGATGTGGATGTAACTCCACAAGGGGTTCGCTGATGTTTAGAAGCCTACCTGCATTTGGTGGTGACCAGAGGGCTGTGGCTGAAGTAGTCCGTGGCATCATGGACGGAAAGACCAATAACACAGGGACTTTGACTCTGGCAACTGGTGGGGCTTTAACCACCACTTTGACAGACAGAAGGATTGGCCCAGATAGCGTGATTGTCTTTGTCCCTGCCTCTGCTGCTGCTTTTGCTGATTCTGCACCTTATGGGGCTTTTCAAGACGGAACAGACCAGACTGCTGCTAGTACGACTGTTGCTTATCCTATTACCTTTGATACAACCGACTTCTCTAATGGAATTACGTTATCAAATAGTTCTAGGTTAAATGTAAAAAACGCAGGACTCTACAACTTACAGTTTTCCATTCAGTTTAAGAACACCACAAACGATGGTCAAGATGTGGATGTTTGGTTTCGTAAGAATGGAACAAATATCGCAAACTCAAACAGTAGATTTCACCCTCCTCCGAGGAAAAGTTCTGGTGACCCAAGTCATATCATTGCTGCATTGAATTTCTTTATTGACATGGCTGCTAATGATTATGTTGAGATTGTGTGGAGAACTGAAAATACTGGTGTAAGTATTGAGCATTTTGGGACAAGCACAAGCCCGACAAGACCTGCTGTGCCATCAGTCATAGCTACTATGAATTTAGTAGGCGGTGGTGCTACTTTTAATGGTATTTACGCTAGTTCCCAAGGACAGGGAACGGCTACGATTACCCACTTTGCCAATTCAACTGCAAATAAGACGTATAGATATGCAATTATTGGTTGATTTTGATTATTTATGTATAATGTGTTCCGTGGATGACCCATCTCGGAATCCGAAACTCTAGGAGTAAAGATGGCTACTACCACTACGTCACAAATTGACCCAACAATCCAACCTTATCTAGGTTATGGATTACAGCAAGCACAGCAGTTGTATCAGGGCGGTGGCCCACAGTATTATGGTGGCCCTACCTTTGTAAGCCCTACAACTACCACTCAAACAGGCTTACAGGCTTTAGAGGCTCGTGCTTCTTTGGGTAACCCATTACTTCAGTCTGCTCAGAATCAACTGCAAAACACAGTTTCTGGTGGTTTTCTAGGTGGAAACCCTTTCTTTCAAGGTGCATTTCAACCTGCTGCACAAGCTGCCGAGACTCAGTTTAAAACAACTCTAGGTGATATTGCATCTAAGTCTAGCCTAGCAGGGCGTTATGGCTCTGGTGCTATGGGTTCTTTGCAAGACAGGGCTACTGGTGCATTTGGTCAACAGTTGGCTAATACTGCTGGACAGTTGG